ATGCAGATCGGCCCTAACCAGCCTTGGCTTGGAGTGGCTCCGTAGTGCGTAGGAAGAGGACACTGTCACAGGTCGTCACGGCTGCGACTGAGACGCTCGTGGGTGCCATCTATGTCTCGTGGCCTGGCAGCGTGATCGCGTACAATGCTGTGACACAGACGGCCGACGTACAGCCCACGCTCACAGACGTCAGATTCGACCCTGACTCTGGACAGCCCTACGCAGAGCCTTGGCCGGTATTCCACGGCGTGCCCGTCATGTGGCCTCGTGGAGGAGGAGCGACCCTCGCCTTCAACCTGAAGGCTGGCGACAGCGTCAACCTGATCGCGTGGGACTACGACCCCAAGTCCGTCATCCAGCCTAATGCCGGCTCCCAGACGTTCATGCCGACGGATATCCGTAAGCTGGCGGGTCACGCGTGGCGGGCCATCCCTGAGGCGCTCTTCCCGCTACCAACGGCAGAAGCCACTGCGGCACAGGCGGGCTACCTGCTTGGACTTGTCGGCGACCCTTCGCAAATTCAGGGCGTACCTGGGAGCCTGCTCCTTGGTGCGGGGGCGACCATTCCGGTAGCCTTGGCGACACCGCTCACCACATTCTTGACGGCGCTCAACACCTGGGTGACGGCCGTGACGGCAGCCGCGACGGCTGGGTCTGGTGCTCCAGACCCGACGGGAGCGAAGTTCGCTGCCTTTGCGACCGCGCTTGCTGGGCTTGGCCCAAGCCTAGAATCGGGCATCTCGACCGCGAAAACGCAGACCCCTGCCACGGTCGCGAAGGCGAAGTAGCCGGCTACCTTTGCAGCCATGGGCATCACGACGACGCAGCGTACTTCTAGCGGAGATCTGGTGGTCCCTAGAGTGATCGTCACTGACCCAGCGTCGGTGTGCGTCCAGCAGATTTCAGACGGCTTCGCCCTTTGGCAAGGGAGCTGGTTTCTGGACACCTCAGCGGGATTCAACTGGCTACTCTACATGGGCCAGAAGATCCTGAACGCTAACCAGTTGATCAACGCGATACAGGCCTTCCTGCTAAGCGTCAGTGGCGTTGTATCGATCATCAACGTGACTGCAGTGTTCAACCAGGCGGTGCGAGCGTTCAGTTACGAGTATGCTGTGACCTTCCAGTCTGGGGCCACGATCACGGGCAGTTCGACCAACTCTCCCAGCGTTACTGGGGGCAGCTGAGATGCCGGTCTATGGCGTGTCTCCCGCGGGCTACGCGGTCCCACCGCTCGCGACTATCCTCGCTGGTATCCAGGCGCAGATCCTTTCGACGGTCGATCCTGGCCTGGATCTTTCTCCCGCCACACCAGACGGGCAGATCGCAGGAATCTACGCGGCGTACGCGGCATCGCTCTGGGAGCTCGGTCAGATCATCTACAACGCCTACAACCGACAGGACGTCGAGGGTGCGGGGCTAGACAATCTTGGAGACATCACTGGCACGCCGCGAGAGGGCTCGACCTTCTCCGAAGTCGTCGCGACCCTAGCTCTCCTGCCAGGCGTCTATGCTGCCAGCACGTGGGACCCCACGAGCGGAGCTCTCACGAGTGGAACGTTGGTGGCGAACGTCGAGACGAGCACCAGTCAGCAGTTCGCGAACACTACGGCACTGACGGTAGTACTGCTCGCGGGCAACGTCGAGGTCACCGCTGGCAGTGCGGTCATCAATTTTAGCGTCCTGCAGACGTTGGACGCGGGGACACTGCTTATCTTCACGAGCCAGAATACCGTAGCGTACGAGCTGTCGTCGACGATCATTGCCGCCGCGTCGGCGATCCTCACCGTCCCGTACAATGGCACATCAGAGGCGGCCACGACGGTCACGCCAGGTACGATCGCTCTGTTCGCGTCGGTCACGATCGGTGCGACCCCCACGGTGAACGACGGAACGCTCACTGAGATTACGACCCCTGTGACTGGCTGGCTCTCGGTCAACAACCCGTCGATCGGATCGTCCCCAAACTCGTCTCAAACTCAGGTAGGACAGGACGAGGAAACGGACAGCGCGTATGCGCTACGCCAAGAGCAGGAAGTTCCTGCAGACGGTGGCTGCACGGCATCGGCGACGGCCGCTGCACTGATCGAGCTTGGCGCGAACCAGGTGCCACCCATCAATCTGGTGGTCTTCGTGCTCGAGAACACGACGAACGCGCCGCTCGTCGTGGACGAGGTCACGCTGCCGCCACACTCGTTCGCCCCCATCATCTGGGCAGGCGGAGCCACGTGGCCGCTGGCCGCTGGACAGACACTCATCGCCAACACAATTTACGAAAACACACCCAACGGGATCACGTCCTTCGGAGAGACCACGGTCGGGGTCGACGACCCGTACCTAGGCGAGCAGCTCATTAGCTACTCTGTGCCTACGGGCATGCCGCTCTATGTGACGGCCATCGTGGTGCCTAGATCTGGCGTGATCTGGGCGGACCTTGTCTCCTCCATCCAGGGGGCTCTCGTGGCAGCCGCGGTCGCGCCTACGCCAGCGGGTGAAGACCCGCCTGTCGGGCAACTCGCGCCAGGCACACCAGTCGTGTATTCGCAGATCTCCGCGGTCATCATGTCTGTCCCTGGCGTGTTCGACATGCAGCTCTTGGCGTTCGGGTTCACTCCGTCGCCCACCAACATCCTGCCGCTCCTCGTGGGTGCGACCCAAATTGCGACGATCGCTCCGTCGACTGTCGCGAGCAACATCCTGATCCTTCAGAGCATCGGGCCGTAGCCCATGGCCAGCCCGCTTTTCAATGGGTTCGTGGTCCAGCAGGCTCTAGCGCGTCTGACGGGTCAGTTCCAGCAGCCTACTATCCGCGCTCTGTTGGCGGCATACATGCAGCCGCTGCAGGCGCTCGAAGCTTCCTTCTTCGAGATCCTTGAGGCACGCGTGCTGTCGACGGCGGTCTTGTATAACCCGCCTGAGACGAACAGCGTGCTCGACGATATCGGTGCACTCGTGGGGGTCAAGCGATCCGGAGCTGGCGGCCCCAACCCGCAGTCCGACTTTGACTACCAAACGCTGATCTACCTGCAGATCGCTGTGAACAAGTCGACGGGCCGCATCACAGACTTCTCTGACTTCGGAAAAATACTCACGCCGTTCTGCGAAACCATACAGTACGTGCTCGGCGACAACGCCGACTTCATGTTCTGCCTGTTCGACGTGACACTGTCTGCGATCCTGATCGCGAGGCAGCTTTCGCTTGCGGTGCCGAACGGCGTCTACGGGTTACTCGCTTTCAGCACGTGGGCGGAGGGGAATGATTTCGAGTTTACGTGGAGCGGTGACACCACGGTCGGTGAGGCTGGGTGGGGATGGAGCTCTGACACGTCGCAAGGCGGCGTCATGGTCGCTGGCTTCGCCCTCTAGGTACCTTTTGGAGACAAGATGAACAAGATCACCTTCGGATGGGGCGCAGTCAATTCTCAACCAGGATCGTTTTCGTATCCGACGCAGACGTATCCTGGCTCGCCAGGCATTCCGTTCGAATGGTCCGGCTCGAGCACTGGCGTGGCTCCTGCGGCGTCGTACTTCACTCCGAATACGAAGCCACCTGCCGATGTCATGAATTACCTGCTCGCGCAGGTCTCGACTGACCTTCTGTATCTCGCTGAGTTCACGTCGCAGTCGCCCGCTAGCACTACGATTGCGTCAGCGTCGAACGGATCGTCCCTTCCTACAGGGACGATCAACGTGCAGAGCACGAACGGTTTTGCGAGCTCTGGCAGCGGTACTACCGCCGTATTTGTGCTCACGTCGGCTGGACCACAACAGGTGACCTATACGGGTATCACCGCAAATACGTTCACCGGGTGCTCGGGCGGCACCGGCACGATGGCGACCGGCAATGCGGTGGGCGGCACTGACAGTGCTGGCAACTCCTGGGGCGCCAGCTTCGTCGGTCCTGGGGGTACTGCGCTCGCTTCCTCTTTCATAGCCGGTATCGGTGTTTCCGGAGTCGGTGGCATCAACAACGGGATCGGTGTCAATGGTCAGGGCACCCGGAAGGGCATGGGTGGGCAGTTCTCTGGCGGAACCACCACGAGTACCAGCCAAACCGATGGCATGGGCCTCTCGGCTGTAGGTGGCGGC